CGCCGAAATCGAGCGCCGCGCCGCCGCCAAAAAAGACTTCATCGCGCCGCCCGAGCAGCTTCGCATGACATCGCACGATCGCGAACTAAACAAGCCGGGCGTGCCCCAGCTTTGGGTAGGGCGCGACAACTGCTTCGATGTCACTAACTTTGCGCATGAGCAAATCGCCGAATATCTCAAGATCCCGCAACCTTACTACAAGCGCATGATCGACGAAGCGCCCGAGCTGCTTGCGCGCAACGTCAATGAATGGTTCGCCAAAGGCGATCCAAAGAAAAAGAACCGCATGGTTCGCGTGCTGGACGGCAAGGTCCGCGCCTTGCTTTCCGATGGCTACCGCCGCATGGAAAATGAAGATCTCGCCGAAGCGGTGCTGCCCATCCTTGCCGATCTAAAACTCGACATCATGAGCTGCGAGATCACCGATCGGCGGCTTTACATCAAGGCGGTCGATCCCGCTATGACCCGCGAAATTCAGGCGAAATTTCCGGGCGCATATTGGGGCGACGGCGGGCACCATGTCGTCAAGATGCGCGAAGCTTGCCCGGCGATCACCATCGCCAACAGCGAAATCGGCGAAGGTCGCTTAAGCGTGCTTGGCGGGCTCTATGACGGCGGCTGCACCAATCTCGCGACATTCGGCGAGCGCAGCGTCCAAAAGACCCATCTCGGCAAGCGGCACGAATTGGGCGGCGAAGAGCTGCTTTGGGAAATCTTAAGCGACAAGACCAAGCAAGTCACAGACGAGGCGCTTTGGCGCCAAGTCCAAGACACCGTGCGGGCGACCTTCAATCGCCTGAAATTCGATGCCTTGGTCGATAAGGTCGATGCGACCCAAGCCGAGCCAATCGATGGCGATCCGATCAAGGTCGTAACCGCCACCGCCAAGAAATTCGGCTTGGATGGATCCCAGGAAAGAAGCGTGCTGCGCCATTTGATCGAAGGCGGCTCGCTTTCCCGCTTTGGGCTCTACAACGCCGTCACCCGGGCATCCCAGGATGTCGAGGACTATGACGAAGCGAGCCGCATGGAGCGGCTCGGCGGCAAGCTTATTGAGCTGCCGCAAACCGAATGGCGCGCCTTAGCCAAGGCCGCCTAATATCCGAGCCCCCGATCGCTTGGGGGCTCACCGCCACACAACAAAGGAGAAGGATAATGAAGGCTCTTTTAGCGGCGGCGCTCGCCGCCGCGATCCTGGGCGCAAGCGCGGATAGCGCCAAAGCCGAGTGGGTTTACCGCACTTGGCACACCGGCTGGCAAGCCCGCACCGTTTGGGTGCCGCGCACCGTCTGGCGCCCCTATCGCTTCGCCCGCTACCACCGGGCGCGCATCGTCTACTATCAGCCCGTCTGGGGCTGGGAGTAAGGTCATCCACAACTAGGAGGAAGGGCGCGGCTAATAACCCGCCCTTTTAGCTTATGGCGAAAATTACACAGCCTATCCTTAAGCCGCGAGTCGACAAGCCCATCGGACCCGCCCCGATCTCGCAGCCGAAGCCGCCGCCTAGACCGCCGCGGAAATGAGGCGCAATAATCAATTAAGGAGCAACGCCATGCTGCACGAAGACCGAATCAAGATCGCGACCGCGCTGGGCTACTACGCCCGCGCCACCGATCCCGAAGCCGCCTCGCTTTCGGCGGCGATCCAAGCCCATGCGCTCGCCGAATACCGCAACGACATCGACTGCCAGATCGCCTTCCGCAAGGGCTACCAGCAAGCGGATGAGCATTTGCGGGAGGCCGGACCAGAAGCCGAGGAGCTTCGCGAGCTTGGCAAGGAAGTCCGCCGCTTGATCAAGGAGGTCTACGAGATGCGCGGCGACCTCGCCCGCCATGCCGGACGCTATACGCCCACTGAACCCGCCAAATATTCTACGCCGCCCGGCGGCTGGGCTAATGGCGGCGGCGGCGGCGGCGGCGGCGGCCCCATGATCGCGATAGATCATGACGGCATGGGCGGCTGCCGTATCACCGAGATCGGCGGCGGGGGCGCCGCCGGGGGCGGCGGCGGGGGCGAAGCTTGGAAATGCGGAAGGACCGAAGCCGAGCTTGATGCGATGCGCGGCGAATGGAAGCGCCCATTGGGGATCATGGACCAGCGCTTTTTCATGCGCCGGATGGATACCGGACAACTCTTTTGCCAAGACGGCAAGCCGGTCAGCTATGCCGATCTTGAAGATTGCTGGATGGCTTGCCGGGACCTCGCTAAGCGCATGGGGATCCTATGCGAGCCTGCCGAGCTAGGGAAACTGAACCTGAACATCGGCGTCAACCAGCGGCAAAATTCGCCGCGATTCACCCCTCTTTTTCGCCGCCGCATCGCTAAGCTGCCGGAATAAAAAAAGAGCCGCGCCGCCCACAGGCGCGGCGACGTTATCCCCCACACGCCCACAACTAAACCCCGGCGCAAGTTGCCGGGGAGAAGGAGACGCAATGCTCATGAAGCTGACAGCGCCCCTGGATCCCACCATCCAGGATCTCGATCAGGAGGTCATCGACAACCTTGTCAACGTCCTCGCCCGGAAATGGGGCGATGAAGATGTTGGAGTTTACCTGCAAGCCGCCGCCGCCTACGCCGCTATGCGGCAAGCCCAGATGCTCGATCATATCGCCATTAAGCTCCTCGATATCGAGGTCACGCTTGGCGCGCTTGACGACATCCGCGCCAATCTCGCCGAAGCGCTCGGCTGGGCGGCGCTGGATGATGGGGGCGAGCCCGATGGTTGACGCCTTCAAGGTCCGGCGCAAGCGCTGCCAAAGCTGCATCTACAATCCGGGATGCCCGCTTAATCTCGAAGCGCTTGAGCGGGCGGTCACCGACTCTTTCGGGAGCATCACCGGCTGGCGCGTCTGCCACCATACCGAAGACGCCTGCTGCCGGGGCTTCTGGGACTTGCACAAAAACGACTTCACGCTGGGCCGCATGGCCCAGATGTTCGGATGGGTCGAATTCACAGACGAGGACATCCTATGATTGATGCAAATACCTACTACGCCGGAGGCGCGTTCTTCTGGCTCAGCGGCTTCCTGATCGGGATCATAGCTGGGCGATTTGTAGAAAGGAAAATAACTAGCAATGACTGAGATAGAGGACATAGAAGGGGTCTACAGAGCCATAAAAAATCATGGAGATGAGATGGGGCTAGCCCTTCTAGCAGAAGAAGCCGCTGCTGTTGAGATGGCGATTCAGCTTCGGCGCATCGGCAATTCGCTCGAAAAGATCGCCGAAAGCGGAGTCCCGATCGCGGCGGCGCTCGATCGGATCGCCGCCGCTTTGGAGCGCGCTTATCCGCGCCTTAAGCCATGAGCCAAGTTCCGGGTAGCCAAGTGGTAAGGCATCGGGCTTTGAACTCGACACCGCACGTTCGAATCGTGCCCCGGGAACCAATCACTTAAGGGGAAGCCGGTCCAGGAAGCCATCGGTCGCTGGGCGGGCTCGGATTGTGGCGCCGAGCCGAGCGGGTTCAACTCCCGTCTTCCCTACCACTACCACGAAAGGAGATCAAAGATGGGTAAGATCCCATTCACGGTACGACAAGACGGGGGTGATTAGTGGGGACTGACGATCTCATTGCCGAGCGCGGCAATACACACGGCAAGTGGGAAGAGCAATCGAGTCGGGCGTACAAAATCAAGGAAGCGATGTGCTTGCATGCGCGCGTCTTGCCGCCGCCTCTATCGGAAGCGCTCGACCATATCGCGATCAAGATCGCGCGCATCTTAAGCGGCGATCCCATGGAACCCGACCATTGGCGCGACATTCAAGGCTATGCGCGGCTCGCCGAGCTTTGGATCGAAAGACAAACGGACTCGTAGCTCAGTGGCCAGAGCGCCGGGCTTTTAACCCGGGTTCGTCGTGGGTTCGAATCCCACCGAGTCCACCATCACGACGGATTAGCCAACAACAGTTGTACGGTCAGAAATTTGATTGTGGAGGAAGTCGATAGATTGAAGGCGAGGCAATCCCCGGCGTTGATCGCAAGGGAAGGCCATAATGGCGCGCCAGAGAAAGCCGACTGCGCCGCGCTGATCGCCATTGGCGCGCCGCCGACAATGCTATTGGCTACGGTCGGCGGAAAAGATATCGATGGCGTCTTCCAAACATCTACAGTCGCGCTTCCGGAGATGTCAGCCATCATAGCCCACCCGGAAATCGTGGCGTTGAAAGGAATGTAGAAGTAGCGAGTCAGCGGCGCGACGATCGCGCTTCCATTGTTATCGAGTATCGTCGAAATGATGGCCGTCAAATTGGGCGTATTGAAGAGGTCGTTGAAATTGCCGGTCAGGGCTACGGTTTCGAGATCATCGATCTTAGCCGCGCGCGCCGCGTCGAGCATGCCCGCCAGCGCGGTGGTGGCGGCCGGAATTGTCGTTCCGGACCCCCCGGCTGGCGTTATGGTGACGCTGGTATCCGTCTGCTCATTGGATAAGCTTACCCCGGATATAAGCCCGCTGAGTCCGGCGACAGGGGTTGGCGGTAATCCGGTGATCATCTGGTTACCCCCTGGATGACAGTGACCGCGATCGGACCTAGCTCGCAAAGATTGCGCACCATGCCGGTCGCATGATCGATGGCGAGAATATCCATTTGATAGACCGTTGGCGCCAGCTTTTTGATTAGCGTCACATCCACAGAAAAATATAAAGTTCCATTTGTCCCGCCAACAACGAATTGCGGCGAGCTGACAAATGACTTCATATCGAGCTTGTTGCTGATGTCTTCGGGGGAAGTCCTAAGCTCGGCCCAAAAATCAATCCCGGTGATATTGAGGGGTTGAGTAGGATCAGCCGGATCCGGAAACGTCAGCGTATCGTACCAACCGGCATTGTTCGCAATCGTGAAGGTCATCCCCCCAAGCTGCATGAGGCTGAAAATCTTTGAAGGCGGAATGACCCCTAAAAGGCTGATTGGACTATTAGGCATATCGCTTACGCCATGAAGCTATTTGCGCGGTTTCCGGCTTGGCGATCTCGCCGCGCGATGTGATAAGCCCTTTATGGACGCCATCGATAAGCTTAGCGGCGATGGCGTGGCTTTTATGGATATGGTCGGCGACGCCAAGCCTAAGTCTTGTAAGCTGTTCCTGATTCAGCGTTAAGATCTTGTCTGGCGTGACTATGCTGATTTTATCTTCGGCTACCTCGGCGATTGCCCGGATCTCTTCGTAAAGAGCGGCCGGGATTTTTACGAAATCTTTACCATCCGGGGCAAAGTCGATGCCTTCCTTGACGACAACCTCCCGATAAGCGCGCACAAACTCCATCAACTCCTTTTTCGAGTCTTTCCGGATCGCCCGAGTAAAGCTGACGCCATCAAATGAATCGCCAATGTTAGCCGTATCGGACGCTACAAGATGAATATCATTCGGCGGCTTATAGCCGGGGCCGGGCATCACCACGTCGATGACCTTGCCAGCTTCAACAAGAACAGCGCGCTTGCCCATTTCAGAACTCCAACACTACAATGACTCCCGCCTTTCCGTTTCCAGATATCGGGCCGAGAGTAGTGCCGGAGCCACCGCCGCCCGATCCGTATGCGCGCCCGGGATTGCCGGGGGCTTGAGTAGGCCCCTGAAAGTTTAAGAAAGTTCCGCCTTTACCGCCGCCGCCCCAGAACGATGCCCCGCCTCCGGCCGCGGAAAGGGATGCAATCATTCCGCATTCGCCATCGCCGCCCTCGATCAGCATGCCGCCAAGCGTAGCATTGCCCCCTACGCCAGCGTTCGCGCCAAAAGCGCCAGTGCCGCCATTCGCGGCGGCGTAGCTCCCAAAAGAAGACGCGCCGCCATCCCCTCCGGTTGTTGGGGATGGAGGGCTAGGAGGAACGGCAGCGCCGCCGCCGCCGACAATGCAATTCACGCTATTCACACCAGTAAGGTCTACAAGCGCAATCGCCGTGCCGCCCGCGCCGCCGCCGCCGCCTTGTCCCGCAGGCTCTGTTGCTCCTGCGGCCCCTCCGCCAGTCACGAAAACAAGTCCTTTTGTTGTTCCCGCTGTCGGAACATAAGTCGTCGAGCTGACGATAACCCGCAGCCCGCGCGGAGATGCGCCGCCCCCGCCCCCGCCGCCGAAGAGCTTCCAGACTCCGCCAAGCGCCATCAAGAGAACGGGCTGACTTGGCTGAAGCTGCCCGGACGCTAAATTGCCGCCGCTTAGATTTTGGATAGCCGCTGGATTGAGTCCGTTAGCTGACAGGGTGCATGGTCCGGTATTGGCTTGGGTCGGCACCAGCTCAAGAAAAATGCCATCCGCCATTGACGTGAAATTCGGCGTCGTAGTCGTCGTCAGCGTATTCGTTCCCGACGCGACGCCATAATGCACATACGCGCCTTCCGGAAAAGTAACCGGGCGCTTGGTGACGCTTAGGACCCGATAATAAGTCCCGTCGAACATGCACAACGCAACCGATGACGCTGGCCAGTCTCCGGCTTGCAGGGCATTGCCGTCAGCCCAATAAAGCGACGCAGATGTGGTGCCTCCGGTCGAAGTAATTGAAAGGGTCATCGCCCCTGTATTGGCTTGCGCGATTTTTTGAACCTCGAAAGCCATGCCGACAGTTATCGCGGTCGAAACCGATGGCGTGACCGCGGAGCATGAAGCCGCATTCGCGGAGCCGGTATCGACGCCATAGTGAAGCAGCGAGGCGTCAGTGACGGTCGGAGTCGATCCGGGCGCGACGCGCGCGAAGATCGACGGCCCCGCGATCGTGTACAGCTCCCAGGACGTGCCATTATGGGTGACCTGCCCGACCGCCCCGGCGGGCCAATCGCCCGGCTGAAGCGCATTGCCATCCGCCCAAACAACGCTAACCGGCGCGCCGCCGTTGATGCTTATGGTTGGGGTTGAAGTGTTGCTAGGCGCTTTCTTGATGATGCGCAATGTCAGCCCGGCGATGACGTTCGTCCACGAAGGAAGCGAAATCTGCATCACGTTCGCGGACGGACCGGTATCGACGGCCCAATTGTCTTTTTGCGCCTGAATCGCGGGCGGGACTTGCGTCAGCTTCGGCGAGATGAAAGGCGCGTCCTTAATCATCGCGATGTTGGCCGACGTGATTTGCGTCGTGCCATTGGACACCAGGATGGACCACAGGGGCGTGAAGCCCGCATCGGCGGGCGGGATGGTCTGCGAGCCAGTAGGGGCGGCTACGCCCGCCTTGAGCCCTACGATGCATTTTCCCTGCCGGATGGTGTATTCCTGCTGCCCGCTATTCGCCGGGCCGCCGAGCGGGATCGAAGGGTTCGCCGCGTTGTAATAGGGAAGGACGGTCGGGCCGCCATCGACATCGTTGTAGATGGCTTGGATGATATAGTATTGCGAATAGCCGCTGGTCGCGGGCGGCGTGATGGTTTCGGTGACCGGGGTGTCAAGGATGCCTTGCTTTAGGACTTGCCCAGTATCGACGCCGAGCACCCCATAAGAAGTCGCGTCGATCGTCTCCATCTCATAGATCGAGCCCGCGCCAACCGTAATGTTGAGCGATGGCGGCGAAGCCGGTTCGCAATCGAGCCCGTCGATCCAGGCGATGCAATTGTTGAAGATCTGCGCTGGCTGCCCGCAAATGGCTTGCATCATGTAGCCGAGCCCGAGCATCCCGTACTTTTCAGTTTTCAGGAAGTCTTCGCTGCGCGGGACCGCTTGCGTATAGGTGATGACACGATCTACCACTTGATAATCTCCTACAAGACCCGCGCCTTCGGGCCGCCGCCCGGCGGCATCGTTTGGATACTGTACCTTTGCGGAGCTGGCCGCACTACTGCCTGATTCATGAGCGGCGGCGCGAAAGACGGCGTCAGCCCGGGGGCGATCGGCAGCGGCATTGGACCGGCGGGCGGGAAGAGCTGGGTCCAGGCAATCGAGCCGGTTGGCCGCGTTATATTGATGGTGTCGTAGATTTCCTGATTTGTGATAGTCCCGACGATTAGGGACATATCGCCCCACATGCCGCCGACATCCCAGCCAAATGCCGCCGTATCCCAGCCGGGGGCGTTCGGAATCCCGCCGCCCGGCGGAATGACGTTGATGAAAGCTTGCGCGGGCAGAATAGTGTCGCCCCAGCCGCCGCCGATATCCCAGGCGAAGTGCCCCTCATTCCATGCGCCGGTGTCGCCAGTATTCCACGGCTCGAAAATATAGGGAACATTGCCGGTCAAATCGGTCAGGGTATCGATCATGCCCTGCCGGGTGACGCGCTCGCGAATTAGCTCTTTCTGGATGCGGATCCTGAAATCGGAATCCTGCTCATTGACCCGGCGCCGAATGAAGCCGCCAAAATAATCCTTGGCTATGATATCGAGCCATAAATCATTCGCCCAAGCGACGCGGGTTTGCCGTTTTGCATAAGCTAGAAGCGAGTAGCACCATGCCGCCCCATCGGCGACGCCGCCAATAATGGCGTCGCGGATCGGCGCTTGAAAATTCCACCACCCCTTCGGCAGAAGCAGCTTAATGCGGCGAATAATATCGTCAGCTCCGCCAAGCTCAGGAGTCGGATTAACGATGGAGACGACTTCATCGTATTCCAGAAGGGCGGCGTTAATAGGCGAGTTGATGGCGATGCTGGCGTTAACGGTATCGGGGTCTTCGATAAGCGAACCGCCAAAATCAAACGGCTTGCGGCCGGGAAATTGCTGGCGTTGATCGAGCGTCGGCGGCTGCCGAAGAAAATTCTGTTGCGGCTGAGAAAACGGAAGCTTGTAAAGCGGCGTCAGATTCGGAAGCGGGTTGGTGATATATCCGCCATAGTTCCAGCGAATCTTCCCAGGCGGTAGCGGCGGCAAATCGGCGGGCTGACGATACCATCCCATGCTTTGCGATGGCGTAAAGTCAGTCAAAGCGCGCCCTACCGGCAACGCTGAGAACAGAACTGGCGCGCCCCTCCTAACGAGAGGCGGAACTGATCCTATCGCTCCTGCCGGGGCGGCCGATGTATAGGTGATAACGATAAGCCCGGTGCCTGGATTCGAACTGCCGGTGCCGCCGCCGCTACCGCCGCTGCCTGATCCTCCGCCATTGCCGCCGCGAGGACCGTACCCGCTTCCGGCGCTGTAGACATCATCGTAGCTGCCAAGACCGCCAGCGCCAGAGCTAAAGCCGCTGCCGCCGCCGCCGCCGCCCGAACCATTGCCGCCGTTATTGCTGGTGCTGGTCCCGGCGGCGCCGCCGCCCGCGCCAAGGCGATTCTTACCGCCAGCCCCGCCACTAGAGGCATTATTAGGATCACTGCCGCCTGCTGTGCCGTTGTTCGCGCCGCCGCCGCCGCCACCAGAGAAGTTGCCGCCGCTACCGCCCGCTTTGCCGTCGCCGTTAGGCCCTCCGCAGCCGCCGCCGCCGCCTCCGTCTGAAGTTCCGCCAGCGCCGCCATTGCCGCCGCTGAATTTGACGGTTCCGCATCCCGACGCCGCGGCCCCGCCAGTCGCTCCGCTGCCGCCCTTTGCGGCGCAGGAAATCGTCGTTCCATTCGAAACGGCGTTCGCTACGGAAGTCGCGTTGAACCAAGTATCGGTCGCGCCCGATGAGCCGATATGAATGTTGACGGTAGCGCCTGCGCCGACATTGATGTTGGTGACTTTGGAGTAAGCGCCGCCGCCGCCGCCATTAGTTCCGCTTGAGTTTGCTGACCCGCCTGAGCCATAGCACTCAACGGTGTTGTCGCCGGGGTTGAAGTCCGCCGGGAGCGTGTAGCTCGTTCCAGAATTGATGAAGACCCGGGGCATAAGGGCGGCGGCCTCTTAGTCTTGCGCGGCCCTAAAATCGCGCAGAAAGTTGTCGCGCGCCTCCCACCGCTTTAGCTTCTCTTCATACGGGTCGCACCGCCCTAGCGCCACGCATTCCGGGCAAAGATAAGCGGGCTTTTTCGGGCTTGAGCACTTCGGGCAAAGCCCGCCAAGATCCGCCGGATCGCACATCGGCTTGACGAAAACGACTTGCGAGCAATGCGCGCAGGTAAAGGTGTCGCATTCCTTGTCGTTGCCCCATGGGCCGCCGAAGACTCGCCCCTTGCCCATGCCCGGGCCGCGCCCGAAATAGCCGCCGCCGGGCGGCCCCGGCGATGGCGCGAGGGGCATATCCGAGACGAGATCCCCAATGGAAAGATAGCCTGTAGGGCGGCGCAAGAGCTTATTGCTCCTGAAAGTAAATCGTCCCGCCTGCCTGTCCGGTATAGCCCGCCGATTGCGTCGCAAAGCGGCAGCCAATCGATGCGGTGGCGGGCATAGTCAGCTCGGCGCCCGATCCCAAGTACGTCTGCCAGCGATATGGCGCCCTCTGGTTGAGGTACATATCGAAGAGCGGCGTCGCTGTGACGGTGCCCGGCTCAGCCGTCAAGTTCGTCAAACAGGTGACCAAGGTGGCGGCGTCGGCGAGGTCGGTCACAGTAGGCACGAAAGCGGTTCCGATGCCGACCGTGCCGGTATAGCGCGCCATGTTGAACTCGATGTTGGTATCCGTCGAGCTAGGGGCCGCGCCTTGCGATACGTTGATGTCGAAGACCTTGAAGCGGCGCATCGATGACGCCGGGCAAGCCAGCGTGATGAAGGACTTAAGCGAGCTGGTAAGGGTTGCTTGTTGCCCGGATGCCGAGTAGACCGCCATTGCTATCTTTCCTCATGAAGCGGTGAATTCGAGATCCTTTCCCCTTAATGTCCCTGCGAGATGTGGGCGCGGCTTTCTTTGGGCCGTCGAGGCTATGCTACCTCATTTTTTTGCTAAGCGTTAGCCGCCGAAATCGAAAAGGATTGAACCGGCAAATTAAGCCCGGGCGCAAGATTGGTGGTGCCCAACACCATCTCAGCGGTTGGCCACAAGAAAGACCAAAGCGCGCTGCCGTCAGCAATATTGGTTCCTGTTCCGCTCGGCCCCGATCCAACAGACGCCGACACCCCGGCCCCAACACAGCTATAAACGCCGTTAATGTTGTTGATGTTCTGTCCTAGCGCGTAACTGACAGACCTCTGCCATGGCTCGCTGCAAAAGCCCTGGACATGGCATGTCGGCACCGAATCGTACAACCGAAAGGATTGCGCGAACCCGCCTTGCGACGCTACGCCAATCCAATCACCAATCTTGGACGCCACGCCATTCGCCGCCGATAATGGGCTGGATGGCAGATTGATCGTGCAAAGCAAGGTGGAAGGATCGGCTGCGGCGACGTTGAGCGGCGGATCGGCGGCGAATATCTTCAAAAGCGGGATTCCGCCTTGCGCTGTCAGGATGGCGTTGATCTGCGCAACCCGCAGAGTCCTTAAGGCGACGCTTTCTTGCATGGCATCCTCTTTGCGTCAGCTATGACACAATTGCGCTAGTGCACTTAATGGTAACCTGATTGTTTGGCGCAATTGAAGCCGCATCCCCGCTCAGACCATTAAGAAGCACCGATGTCACCCTGGTCACCCCCGGAACAATATAAGCCCAAGACGCCAAAATGGCGAAGTCCAAGCCATTGCCTAAGCCGAGCAGATTGATGTTATCTTCAAGCGCCTGCGCAACCAACCCGCAAACTGTGTTGTGGTCGTATCCGGAACTAGTCGCTATAATCATCGATACAACAACATCGTTAACCAGCGGCGGAAAACACCCGGCTTGCACGCCAAGCGGGCGCACCGAATTTACCGCCGCAGTCACCGCCGTCATGAAATCTCCGGAAGGCGCGCCGGATCCATCATCGGCGACGACATAGTAGTATCCGGGGCGCCAGTTCCCCGCGTAATCGAAATCTTCTGTCAGCGTCCATTGCACCGTTATGCCGGTGCTCAAGATGGCGTATTCGGTTCCGAAATAATCCCCCCGGGAAAGCCCAAGGATGAAAGCGGCGAAGCGATCCTTGAGGCGCTGGTCCGGCTCGCTATCGAAGCCGTTCAAGAGCGCCGCCGGATTGGTGACGATATCGAGTCCGGTAAGCGGCGAAGCGAACTGATTGATAGCTCCGGCGATCACATTGCCATCCGCCCCGGCCGCGATCGCCAGGATGGGGACCTGGATTGATCGCGTATTCGCTGCGAGCGTATAGCCGCTAAGGGCGGCTGACCAGCCGGTGAATGTCGGGTTGGCGGTCACTGTATATTTCTGATCGCCGTCTTGCGTCTGGAACAACGATCCGACCGGAATGAAGACGGTTGTATTGCTGACCGTCGTTCGCGACAAGAGCGCTACCCCGGAAGCGGCTTGCGCTCGCAGCCGATAAACCTGGAAATCGCCGGTGAAGGTATCGACGTCTTCGCCGCTCGCTGTCGAAAGCCGCGCCGCTTGCAGCAAGAGCAGCACCATCGCCTGGAACCACAGGAACAGCCCGGCGAAGCCCTCGGCGATGGCGCGAAGCGGCGAGCCTTGCCCGAAGTCGATGAGCCTTGACGCCCGCCCCTGGATACCAGTCGAAATGTTGGTGACGATTTGATTGAAGCTTCGGGTGGGTAAGGTCGCCACGGCGCAATCCTACACTGTGATGTTGAACTGAACCGCCGCGCCGGTCTGCGCGCTGATGTACCGAATATCGATCGACACCATGCCGGGGATGACCTCGGCGACGCCGACGATCGGCGGCGGGATTTGGGCGACCGATGATTCCATGCCAACTTGCGCCCGACAAATCGCTTCGATCTGGGTAGGCTGCCAAGGATCGCCGATCTTCTGCGGGAGCCCGGCCCCGTATTCTGGATGCCAAATGTAGTCTTGAACCGCAGTGAAGAGCCGACGCATGAGCCGCTGGCGCGCTTCGTCGTCGCCATCCACAAGGACTAAGCCGCCCTTCGGCGAGACGTGGAAATCGTCGTTCCAATCGAGCCAGAAATCGGTCATCAGGTCCCCTTGCTTTAAACGAGGATAGCGTAAGAGAATTTTCTGTTCGCAACTCCATTGTTCTCATGAGTCACGACGAAACTGCCAGACCCCATTTGATAGTAGGGCGGCGGATTTTCTTTCGACGTAAGCGCGGCTTCTATCGTCAAAGGCGCGGGCGCGCCAAGAAATTTGCTTGATGTGGTTACGCCCGCCGCTTGCACTGTCGTCGTCGAAGCGGTCGTGGAAAGAACGTAAGTCCCCGTTACGATATTATTTAGGCCAAAGCCGCCGCCGCCCCCGCCGCCGCCGCCGCCCCCGCCGCCGCCGCCGCCCCCGCCCCCGCTCGGCGCATTAAGGCCGGAAAAGGAAGCGGCGCTAATGTTGCCGCTACAGCGAATGTTGCCGTTGCAATTGATGTCGC